TAACGAAATACTTGCTACAGAAGCTAAGATTGGTAACCTAGCAGTACCTCTTGGTAGAGTAGTAAGCTTGTACTTCATGATTTGAGTTTCATCAGGAAATGCTTCTAATAACGGCATAGCTTCGATTGCTTCACCGTAGTAAGCTGAACCTGATGGATGAGAAGGATTATATAATGTATAATCGATCTCGTCATCTGCTAAAGCAAACTGTGTAATTTGGAAAGAACCGTCACCTCTGGCTAAAAGCTCTCTACCTTTTTTTGTTAGGATAGCATCAACTGTTACTACCGAATTATCTAAATATCCCATTGCAATGATTTTAGTATATATTATAAATATGCAGCTATATGATTCTTTTCTCTTTTAAGCTGGTTATGATAGTTTGTAATCTCTCTTCTGAACCTTGAGGAAGGTATTTTGGTTGTATGATACCGCCTGATGTACCGCCTGGTGGTTTATCTATATCTAGTATAATTGCACCAGGAGCATCTACGTACCTTCTAATAGAGTATCCTCGAGCTTCATACTTTGTTAAGTCGATTGGTTTATCTAATTTTAACCTTAATTCTGATGAGACAGATCCTGAGTCTACTTCTTCAATTAAGTACTCGTGGTAGTCTTCCTTACTTCCGGTTAGAAATGTTATTACATCTCCTCGTGATACTGTAAATTGTTTAGATGGACGAAGGTACCCGGCTTGTTCGGTAGGCAGGTACTTTAACAATCCGTTAGTCGGAGTGTTCTCTACTATAGACCCGCCTCCTGTTGTATCTGCAATACCTACAAACCTATATTCTCCACTCAAAATATCTTCACTAAATGAACCAGTGATCCCGGAAGTATTTGGAGCGGTTTGTGTAAATTTTCCGTCTCCGATAGGACTGAGAGCATCCCCAACTAAGCTAAAAGTACCGTTAGATTTTTTAAACCATAAGAAAGATGCTGTAACTGCAGATTGGTAGCTACTGCTTAATCCGCTGATAATATTCTCTACTCTTTGTCCTCCTTTATGTACTGTTTGTATTCCATTAAGACCTTGCATATCATTACCGGAGAAAGTTGGATCATCTAAAGTCACTATGACTTCTTCTCCTTGAGCGAAGTTCTGTTTTACGATACTAACTACTTCAGCACTCTCATTAGGAGATATAATATTTTCCTCTAAGTCTACAATATACTTAATAGAAGCTTGAGATTTTCTCGGCAAGTCGGGCGATGTTCCGCCAATCCAATTAAATACAGCAAAATACGTACGAGTACTATCTACAGGAACTAATCCAGTAGTTCCGTTAATAGTATTGAAATCAGAAGCTTGATGTTTTACCCCATTATACCTTATATTCGTATATGCTTTTGAATCGTAATTACTGTCTTGAATATCTGCACCACTTGCAGTAGAGTTGAGTATGTACCTTAAGTTTTGAGGTTCTATCCCGGTAGTTCTATCTACTTTAGTAAATTTACTACTCAGTTCAGATTCTACTGCATTATTTAATAGTACGTTATACTCGCTATTATAAAATAACTTATCAACATAATTTTTAAACACCACTGCCTTGTCTGATGTGTTCGGTACCCTTGTTACGTTTATTTGCTTCTTGAATTTAAAGTAATAGTGATTAGAGAATTCTTGTATCTCAGTTACAATAAATGTCCTACCCAAAACGTAAATCTCAGTTATGTTGTTTAAATCTCCATCTAGATTAATAGCGTTGGAAGTAGTCTTATGAATGGTTCCGTCTAAGAGATCGTATTCGTATTGAACAGGGATACCTCCTAGTTCACGTTCTTGGTAACGGATGATAAACTGTTCTACAGTAGGTTCAGTTTCAGCGAAAGTATCAACGTAACCTGCAGGTAATACAAAACCTCTGGTAGAACGCTGTACATCGTATGTTATGTCTGGTTGATTACTGCTTTTGTATGTATTTGCTGAATTTAAGTCTTGCGTAGTAATTGTCAGTTCACTTCCTCCTAACTCGCCGTTGAAGATTGGTGAATTATCTTTTATAATCTTATTTACAGATCCTGTCAAACTGCTGAAAGAAGCAGTATAGCTTGTGTTAAGAGTAGCAGGAATAACCCCACCTTCAGATCCACTAGTAAATGCTGTATCGATAGAAGCGCTGTATTCTGGACGGGTCCAAACTGGTACTGGTGTTTTAACTTTACTTCTATCGAGAATATGAGGTTTGATTACGACTCCAGTATTAAGATTACTTCTTGCAGGTACAAAATCTTTAATCATCTTAAATACCTGATTATCATAAAATTTAGTAAGTCTTACAAAATCTTGAATATCGTATCTGTTTGAGCCGGATAATACCAATTCGGCTACAGAGTCTAGATCAATATAAGAACTAGCGTTCTGGTTACGGGCGTCACCGATGTACTGATCTATATGTAAAGTTTTGTTAAGTACGTATGCAAGAGTTCCTTGATTAGGAGATACGTAATTTGAAGGTGTTACGTAGTTACCTGGTAACTGTGTGAGTATGTATTCATTTATATGCTTAGAAGGGGAAAAGCTTACCTCTACAGTATGTAAATCTTGGTTGTATATGTTAGCAGGTTTTTGTATAGATGTATATTGAGATAAAGTATCTCCAGAGACAATGCTACCTGTGTTGTCTAACCGTACTTTACTAGCGGTTGGGTATTCGTAAGCAAAATAATTTTCCGGTGTTCTATCGGAACCTCCGTAAACTTCAATTGAAAGAGCACTGTCCGGTATACCGAAGCAGTTTATAAGAGCTCTTAAACCTCTCTCTGTACCTTTTGTCTTAATTAAGTACGGAAGGTTATGGTAGATCCTCTTATAAGTCTCTGCTAAAATGTCTTTATCAGGTGTTGGTTGATTAGATGCGGTAACAAAACTGTTAATCAATTCGGAACCACTTTGATAAAACTCTCCTATATAACTTGCGGCAAGATTTGATACAGAGAAGTTTGATGAATATAACTTTACACCAAATGATTGAAGTACATCTCTAATTAAATCCTTTGAGACACCTACATCAAGACGGTTATCTGTATCGTATTTATCAGTCATTGCTTTTGAGTAGACCCATAGGCTATCAAAATGCTGACCTATCATATCAAGGAATCTCGTATACGGTTCGTTGGAGTTATCTTCTCTGATAAACTCAGGTACCGTATATACTAACCGGCTTTCATTCAACTCATCATATAGAGATGCAGAGGTTAATTGAGAAGTATACCAGCTTGAAGCGTTAGTTACAGTATCGTTTTCGTAAGGTCTTAAACTATTAACCTTAGGCCATGCTTTGCTGCTTGAGTCAAAATATAAGAACCTTTCGTACTCATCGAAGTTAGCGATAATACCTTTTGTCAGGCTATCGTATTGCGGTTTATACACTGTAGATATAGAAGCACTGTAGTTATAAGCTTCTAGAGATACCATCTTACTGTTAAAGTTCTTTAACCTCTGTTCTGCAGAAGAGAAATGGATGAAGTTGCTGAACTCGGTAAAGTCTATACTTAAATCGATACCGCTAGCAGATAACTGCGTAATAACTCCGTGAAGTGAGCTTGTTACAGGGTAACTGTATAATTGATTATACGATAGATACTCGGTAGGCTGTACTCTTTCTTCTCCTGTATCAATATTAAAGTTAGCTTCTCTTAATGTAGGATATACAGGCGCATCAGGAATAAACTCTGCTTCAATTTCAAAAACTACGCTATCGGATACTATTTCATCAAAAGTGAATCTCGATTTAGTGGAGTATTGAGCAGGCAGAGGTTCGTATAATTTGAGAAGTACACTGTTGTTTAAATCTACATTTACTCCGATCAGTAAATCGTTACCGCCGAAGTTTAAACGAAACTCAGAGTAGTAAGCGCCTCTATTTACAATATCTTTTAATTGAGATACTAGTTCAGCAGAGTTGTAAATAGGATTTACTGGCAGTACTCTTAACTCTGTTCTATCTGCAGAAATCTCTTGAATAAAAAATTCTTCTGATGAGATGTTACTTAAGAAGTTGTAAAGTAATTTTACTCCGCCTTGATCGTATCCTGCTGCTAAAGCATCTCTTTCAGGATCTATAGTCAGATTTGCTCCGTTTACTGCTCCCTGTAACTGTTGAGCGCCTCTGTAATTTAGATTTGAATCTAAAAGAGTACCATCTAGTCCATATATATGAAGCTCTATATTATCCCTAGATTCATCGAAAGCAGAATTAATTTCAAAAGAATTAACTACAGATCTATCCTGTTCGGTAAAGTTTTCGTACCCTACTCCGTCAAGTGTAGATTGAACTACTGTATATTTAATTTCCGCCATTTGCTACCTGTATATTAAGGGAAGCAATCTCTTGATTAGCTTCTAATAATTCTTGTCTCAATTCTGCAATCTCATCTAGCAAAGGTTGGATTACCTCGTTATCTAAATCTACATTTAGTAGTTCTGAGCTTTTCTGTACTAAGTACCTATGAGAGTTGCTATCTCCTTCTACTGGTATGTCTAAGTACAATTTGTCGTAAAGCCTGAATAACTCTGTAACGGTATCGAGATCTTGCTCGGGAACAGGGTCCCCGAATGAACGAAACTCTCTATCTACGATTTTAGAAAGTCCCGTGTTATCGTATACTGTTTTTTTTATCTGTACTTTTGTATTAGCCATTACGTACTACTTTAAATACCAAATCTTCATCGTAGATGTTAGTAGAGTCGTCAATAGTAGATTTTAACAATATACGATAATATCTTTCCGGCTCCAACCCTCCCATATGTACTGTAAAGTAATTTCCGTTGTTATCTCTGCTTAATTTAGTATACGTTGTATCAAAATCTACTACCATTTCTTCAGTGTTCTCATCTCTGATACCCCAGTATGATTCTAAAGGTAGTACGTTGTTTGCGAGATAATTTGAAGAGGTAGAGAAAGTTCTAACTGGGTATTTAGGTCTTACGTGTAATCTAAACTTCTGGAACCCTTCATCAGTATATCTTCCTCTATTATTTTTAATTTTAATTACAGCGTTTGAATCTGCGATGTCTGATAAGTTAGTGTCGTCACTAAAATCGTCCCATTTAATTTCTAGACAAGGAGGATATATGGTATGTGTATCTCCTGAGAAGTACTTTAGCATCAATTGTCTAGAATTAGCGTAAGAGTTGAATTCTAAACTACCAGTAAGTCTTAATACAAATCCAGCGTTATCAATATCTTCTTCGTAATGAGCTTTGACTCCATCTGATACGTCGATATTAATATCGTGTGTGGATACTACGGTATGTGTTTGGGAAAAATTAAAAGTGTAGTTATCAGACTCTACGTACCACTGTCCACCGCCAACACTACCGGAGTAACTAAACTCAGTGTCGCCGGATACTTGATCTGCTGTCCATCCACCTGATCCTGTACTTTGAGTATAAGCCCAAGATACTCCAGATGAGTTTGAAGGGATATCTCCGTATTTACCGCTACCTGCATTCCAAGTAGTAAATGTACTCGGCACATACGCAGGGTTAGCTAATACTGTGTAACTCGTAGGTAATTCGTTTGCAGATGCTAAATACAGTTTTAATGAAGCGCTAAAATCTGTAGCTGCTCTAGTACTTGAAGATACATGTGTAAGTAGTACTTCGTTTACTTCAGATTGATCAAAAGCGATGACAGTGCGGGCTACATAGTCTTTAGTTCCTTTTGAGTAGGATCCGATCTCTAAAATCTCATCTCTACCTGTATTCATCACAGGAAACTCAGAGTAGAGTGTAGCGTCTTTTTCAGGAAATATTTTATATACTGCCATGGTTTTTTAATAAATATTAAAATGAAGTAATACGACCTATGATATCTGCATTAGGTTCTTTTAATTCAAATATACAAGGATCGTAAGAAGGGTATACAATATTATTCTTAGTAGCTCCTTTAATATCGTAAGCGTACTGAGAGTAGTTACCTCCTACTTTGTTTGTTATTTCTACATTCTGTACTGTCTGTACTCCTTTTACTTTGTCTAATAAAGTATATATACTTCCGATATTAATTGGCTGATTAATATTCCACTTACGTATATCAAAATGCTCCTGCAACGCTTGAGTACATCTGAGTAATACTTCTCTACTTACAGCACCTGGTCTGAGAATAATATCGTATTTTACTCCAATGTTAACTACAAATGCATCTTTAATATTAATTGCATCTGTTACCATTCGATACTGAGATAAGTATTGCTTTAAGTTTTCTCTCATATTAACACTAGCAGTGGTTAGCTTTCTATTATTATCGTAAGCTAATACATACATTGATAACGAAAGAGGATTACTATCAATAATACTATCTGTAGTAGATTTAGTACTTGTTAACTGATCTTGTAAGACATGTACTTTAGCTATTGAACCAAAGCGTGCTGGTAGTGATAATGCTCGTACCATGTAATCTTCTTTGGTTACTGCTCTTAATTGCTCAGAATAAGCTCTTAAAGAGTTTTGTCTAATCTCTTCAATAGTATCTCCGTCCTTACCTCCAGAGGCTGCTCTAGGGTTATTATAGGCTACTGTAGAAGATTTAGAAGTATCTGTACCGGTAGCAGTACCTTGACTTACAACTGTAGTGAGTGTGTTTGCTGGTATGTTTGCTGCAACACCGCCTCCTACTAAGTACCTAACAGTTAATGTAGTATTAGCAGGAGCTAACCCGTATGTACCTGTAAACATAAAGTTAGATGGGTCGTAAGCTACATCAATTTTACTTACTCCAGTTGGGGTACCTAGCCCTACGTTTGTCGGGTCTGGAGTTATTACTGAGTCACTTTGACCAGTTGTACCTGCTCCGAATTGTATTTCCAAGTTACCAGTTGAAGTGAATCTAGTTACAAATCTACGAGGTACTTTCTTTAAAGTTAGTAGATAGGGAGTGAGATTACTATCTGCTCCACTATTTGTGGATTCCTCAAAAATAGTATCTTGGGCTAAATAAGGTACTTCATACCAGTTATTACTACTTCCATCTTTAATATCTAAGATACTTATAATATTACTATCTTCAATAGTGATAGTTTTAAACCGTTCTGGGGAGTCTATTGATATTGTCTTTGTTTTTACTTCACCGGAGAATGCTTTTACTTTTTTCTTAAGTAGAAACGTATTAATAATATTACCGGAAGATGCGTAAACACTAACATCTGTTGGATCATAAGAACTAGAGAACCCAAAGTTTATTTTCTGGTCGATAAAGAATTTAGTGGTACCGGCGGTCATATACGCTAAACTATATAAGTTACCTGGTTCTTGAGCGTACTGTAATAAGGTTTCTTGTAGCTGTATATCTTGATAGAAGGAGAGTACGTCTCCTACGTACGCAGCCATCTCCATAAACATCATACCAGGTGATGTTGGAGAAAAATCATTGTATGCATCTGGGAAATAATTCTTAGCGTAGTCAGTTAGTTGCTGACGGAAATCGCTGAAGGTCTTATTAACGTATTTGATGTCTCTCTCTTCTGCCATTATACTTCAAAGTTAATTGCTACTTCGTCTTCTATATTAGTTTCTGATACAGCGTATTTTAATTCAAATTGTACCAGGTTTTGATCTGGTCGTGAGTCTAGTGATAAATTCTGCACCACTACTCTCGGGAAGTATAACTGTAGGTTTTCTAAGATTAATTCTCTAATCTCATCTACCTTATCTTGTGTAATGTTTTCAAACAGTAGATTACGTAATCCAGCTCCAAAATTAAGATTGAATACTCGCTCATTCTTACCTGTTAGAAAAAAGTTAATAAGATTATTACGGATTGCGTCTTTAGTTTGATATGTAGATGTGAATACAGATCTGCTAGAAAAAGGTAAGGATACTCCGATAGCTTTTCTAGGCTGTAAATCTAATGGATCAATCTTACGCTTATTATAGGCCATACTTCTCTTTTTGCTTTCTATCAGCTGTGTTTACAATAGCAGCTGCTTTGTTTACGAAACCTAGTTGAGATAAATCTAATCCTACTTTTGGTGCTGCTGCAACTGCTGCTTCTACTGCTTCAGGTGCATCTGATACTGGTTTAGCAGATCTTCCTTGAGGTATAAATGCATTACGGTTGAAATTTTTAGCCATATCAGCTCTGAAGTCTCCACCTATGTTACGGTAATCTTCTGCTGTCATAGAGCCTTTGGTTTCATTTAAGGCGTCTAAAATAGGGTTACCGGTAGATTGGATAGGTTGAGATGCAACCTGTTCTTGTACTGGTTGTTGCATTTGAGTAAGCTCTTCTCTAATCGCTTCTCTTACTGCTTCTTTAATAATTTTCTTAAAATCAGATGCTTTCATAATTATAAATAGTTTTACTGTAGAAGTTTGTCTACTTCAAACTTAGCTTCGTTTATTAATACCTGTATAGAGCTTGAGAATGATTTATCTCCTACATAAACTTTCTCTCCTTTTGGACTAATAACCTCTACAAAGTTACGTGTCAACTGTCCTACTTGCTCCGAGTTTACTTTTATTGAATGTTCTTTATATAATGCTTCTCGAGGAGTCTCTTGAGTTAGTTTAGTAACGCTCGAAAGTACTGCTGCGATATCAGGGTTATCAGAGATTCCTTCTTCAGCGCACGAGTTTATTAAGTCTTCTAATACTTTCATCTCTTCGAGAACTTTCTCTAACGTATCTATAACGCTAGTGATTACTATAGCAGCTATGATTACTTCGTCTCCGTATTTATCTATAACTTTACTAGCTTGAGTAGCGGCAAATTGAGTAGGAGGGTATATTTTTAGTATGTTGACTACTATTTTTAAAGCTGCAATAATAGGTGGAATCTTTTCAACAAAATTAGAAATAGGTTCAATCCTTTTGTTCAACCCTACTAGAGGTTCGTAAATGTTTTCGCGAATACGAATCAATCTCTCTAACTCTGCAGGAGAAGGGCAAGAAATATTTTCTTTATCCGGTATGTATTCAGCTACAAGATCTTCTATTCTTGCGGTTGCTTTTTGAGCGATAGCGTGCTTATTACTAAGTACTATTCTATATAAACCTTCTAGTGCCATTACTCAGTATAGGATTTAGTTGATTTTAAAGGTTCTAATCTGCTGAGTAGAGTGCTGGTTCTTTCAATTAAGCTGAACCCTGCATCTACTACCTGTATTACAGGTCCTCCGCTGTTTGCTGCTGTAGTTAGTAGTTTTCCAACGTTTTGTAATTCAGTAAGAAGGTCTTTTAGTAGTTCTACAGTATCACCTCCTTTCAATAGAGGTTGAGTGTTCTTCTCTCCTAATTGAATCTTAGTAGCGTTAATACTTACGTTTGAAGTTCCTTCTAAATA